TTTTCAGAATATAAATTTAATGCTGATATAATATCACTTCTTAGATTATTACTAGAAGCAATTGCAGAAGGATCATAGTATACAGTTGAATCAAGTTCAACATATAATATTTTCAAGTCTACTATTTCAGAATTGATACCTGCAATAGAATAACTCTTTAATTTACTTTTAATTTGCGATTTATCGAAATCTGATACAAATGTACCATTTTTAGGTTTGATGCTTATTTGAACTTTACCAAATTGTGGTGGGTCAAGTTCTTCTCCACCTATAACTGCAACTGACTCTGTTTGTGGGAAAATTGTTTGAATTATTGCCTCATAATCTCTTGGTGTAACTGCTCTATACTGTGCAGAATAAAGTCTTGGAGCCAAATACTTAATAGACGACACATCTTCAACTTCTGCACCATTAGAAGCGTTTCTAACAGTCGTAATGTCAACATTGTCAGATGGTGTAAAGAAAGATCCATCATCCTTAGAGAACGTTCCTTGAAAACTAAACTCAGAAGGACCATTTCCATCTAATCCATCAGTTACAATATAAGTTGTAGTGATTATTTGATTATTTTCTAATTTTTTACCAAAAAAACCATCTCCAAATAATATTTCGTATTTTTCATCCTGAACTTCTTGTGTTAGGTAAATCTCAGAAGTTTTATCTAAAGTTAAAATATTATCTACCTGACTATACTTTCTACCGATTGTTGAATCACTCACTGATGCGACATAAACTCTTAAAGTTGAACTATCGATACCTGGACTATCAATAATATATCTCTGGTCAACAGTAGTATCTACACGATATACTCTCTGAAGGTAAGTTCCCTCATAAACTGTAATATCATCATCAAATTGAGCAAATGAAGTCCCATCTATATCTCTTACTCTTGTAGATGTAACTTCTTCAGGCAATGAAAATCTATAAGTTGTATTTTCTACATTACCAATACAAACTAACCCTGAACGTAGTTTTAATGACTTAGGAGTGGCATCAGTTGTTGTACCTAAGTCTACATCATTTAATTTAATTGTGGCAGTTGCAGCGGTTCTGGAGCGTGGTATGTAACCTATGTTTCTTGCAAGGGAAACAACGTTCTCACGAATAGTAGCAGAGTCTAAAAATGATTCGTTTGCAACTAAATTGGCATTAAACGCATTAATATATGTGTTATACGCTAAAGTATCAATTAAAACTGAAAAGTTAGAACCCTCAAAGTCAAAATCAGTAAAATTTGAGTTTGAACGTAAAAAATCCTTGATCTGTACTTTGATATCTTCAAAGTCTAGGTTGGTAAATTGAGTAAAGGGCATATTATCTCGTTGGTTCTAAAAGGAAAGTGAATGATTGAGTCGGAACTTCTAAACCTACAATATCAAATACCACTTTTACTTCAAATTCGTTTAAATCTGGTCTTGCTTCGATCTCAATACCGATTTCACCCACTCTCGGTTCAAAATTTCGTATAGTTTCACGAATTTGGTCTTCTATAATAGTAACAGTTGATGCATGGAAGTTCTCAAATAGAGAAGCTCTGATATCAGTACCAAGTAAAGAGTTAAAATACCTTTCAGTTGGTATTGTTTCGACTAAATTTCTCACTGATCGGACAATTGCACGTTCATTAAGTAGCACAGGAAGATCTTTTGTCACTGGATGTGGTGAAAAAGACAAACTTATATCCTTAAATGCTCTTGATCTACGTTGAATTGCCATTAACGATGCTTTTAGATTTATTTATACCTAATTGCTAATGATTATCACCAGTTTTTTTACTTATATCCTTTACTTCGTAAATGTAATGATCAGAAGTTTCTATTTTTCTCTTATTTTCAACTGAATATAGTGTTTGATCAATCTCGTAACCTGGATTTTCCTCAATTCGATTAAAAACCCATGAATTATCATACCAAATGATACGATTATTGGGGTATGCATAGAAATTACCCGTCTCAACCTTAAATAAATGAGCACATTTATGCTCTGGTGTCTCTGAAAAGTTTAAATCAGGTATACCTTTGTTCTCCCACGACCAATCAAACGTCCACATGTAGGTTCCAAGCACCTTTTTACCGTCTGGACGGATCAATTCTGCATCTAAACCCGCTAAACGGTTCCTTCTTTGCACATCTATGTAAGGAGAAAAGCAATCCCAGTACATAATATCCTCTAAAGGTTCAATTATAGCATCTGGTTTCCAACAAAATGCATGTAAAGGTCTTCTTGTCCAGTTTACACCATTCTCTAGAAACGCTTCAAACAGTAAAACACGCTTCTCCATACTTGCAACTGAGTGAATATCACACTTTGTGACCTCTCCATGACCTTTTTTATGATTATAGAGGAACTCATTACGTATATAAACTGACCAATCAGGTAAACTGTGATTTAAATATGCCATCAATGCCAAATAATTTGATTATTTACGAATTTATAGGTATTACTTACGTCTGCAATCTCATAACCTTGTAATTTTTGTTTATAAGGCATTGCAGGACCAAGGTAATAGTAGTCATAACCGAGTCTTTTATATCTTGCAATCTCACTTTTATTCGCAATATTACCAATTCCAAGTTTTGGTTCCTTATAATCCCAAGCAAAGTAAGTTGCATAAGCACTATTTGCACTTGGAAAGAGAAAAGATACCGTAAATGCACAAAGTTGGTTATCTTTATCGTAGTAACCAATCCTTTCAGCAATATTAGCATTAAACTCCTCATTAAAAAGAGGTATCATATCACCAAATTGCTTGTATTCACAGTATTGAATATAGATTTTCGCACATGCTTCGTAAGATTCTTCACCAAGTATTGAATAATTTGAATATTCTTTATAGTTAGTATCCTTTAATCGAATTCGACAGTCATGCTCCATCTCATTCAGCATCTTTCCCCTTTAGACGACTTGACCGATAGTCCGTAATTAGATATCGGCAGTGCTCATTTCCATTATTATAAAACTCATCTGACATATCGACAGGTAGTTGTCCACGTTTTCCATACTCATCGATTCTTTTTAGTTTCATTATCCTTGTCCACGGTATCTCTTACGAGCCGAGTTACGAGAGGTTGCTGAGTATTTAGAATGCTTTCCTCTTCCTTGACGAGACTTCTTCGGTTTTGCCTCCGTATCATAACTCGATCCGAGTAGTCCTGCTTTTCTTGCCATTTAATGTTCCTCCTTAATTGGTTCATAAGTAAATTGATCTTGTATCTTCACACCAGTTACATATTGCTCTACCGCATAATCTTCAAGACGATCAAAGAGTTCAGTCTCCGAGACGTTCCAGAAGATTACTTTGCCCTGTCGTAGAATGTTATACCTTGCCATTTGAATATCCTAAGTATGTGAATATTGAAACTAATATTACAATGTATAATATACCCCACATTAAATTATCCTTGTCTTTTCATGACCTACACGAATCCGTGGATCGCACCAGATTTCAAAACCTGCTTCCTTTGCATCAAGACAGAATGAGACATCCTCACCGCACATATCTTGAACCTCTCCTGATTCAAATACCTGCATCTTTGGAGCAAACCAAGGATAAGGAAGTCCTTCACTCTCAAATACACCTTTCTTAATCAGTAACCAACCGAAACCTGTATAGTCTACAGTGAAAGATTTCTTTCTCTTTGTAATACTATCTATTGTTTCATGGTTCATCACTCCACCATTTCCTCTGAAATCATCTTCATCTAACCAGTGAGCAACGGAAGTAGTTTTCCCATCCTCAGTGCAGTACCAACCTGCGACGATTTCTCTTTCCTTTGCTGGATCAATATTAAGTTTAAACCCTGTCTGCTCTACATCCTCTCCCTTTTCATTCTTCACGGTCTGCTTGACTTCTTCCTTTGAAATCGCTTCTGCGGGAATTGCATTCAGAACTAACTGATAGAACTTCTCAGTATTGAATACAATATCTGAGTCAATCCAGAGCTGATAATCATAATTGAGTTTACCATCCCAAGGTAACTGATTTGGTCCTCTTAAGACATTCGCACCAAGACATTTGCATCTGGCAAAGTTTACCATTGATGAATAATCCTGTGATATCTGTATTGCTGCTCCTGACTGTACTAAATCGAATGATAATGAAACAAACGACTTGAGAAAATTATATGAAACTCCTCGACCTGGTAAACAAAAAACAATTGTCTTTCCTCTTATCAACTGCCTTGCTAAATTATAGTCCCACTCAGGTGCTTTTTTTGCTACAGGGGACTTTGCTTTGACTGTAAATCCTTTCGCCATAATGTATTGTAATTACACTTATATCATACACGATTATCTATAAGATGTCAATAAGAACTTTCTTCCAGTGTAGATACGTAATCTTTAGGGGTATCCGTAATCACTTCGTACGTTATTTGCTCTCCATAGTATGAAGAATATATCTTACTCCAAATTATATCAAACTCACTTTCATCTAAATTCTTGAATAAACACTGACCGTTAAAATAAATGTGGTAAGTCTTCATTAATCTACTACCTCTTGTATGTGAATGCCTTGATCATCTACTACCCATATTAACTCTGTATCTTCATACCAGTCAAACTCATTGACTACCCATTCTGGAATTGTTATCTTGTATTGGTTGGTACTCGGATCAATTGCGATGGGTACTTTAGAATCAGTATACTTCTTCATGAAGATTATGTTTTTCATTCTTTTCCAGTATATAGTACCTACGTATTTTAAGGAATATCGCTACGCTCTGTCTGACGACCCTATGTGGGCATTTTTACACACGGAAAAAAATCTGTACCCCCTGTGTAAATCGATACCGTTTTATGATAGAGAGGTCGGATTGGGTCGTTTATAGCTTAATGGTACCTTGCGATTTTATATACGGGGGGCAACCGCCCCCACCACTGGTCCTCACGTACGAAGAGGGTTAGTAGACCCTCTGCCCTAATGCGTGTGGTCTGTCGCCATAGTCTCCACAGTGACGACCCCATAAGTCTAAGGTCTCAGCGTATCCGTAAAGCATAGAAAAATCTAAACAGATTTCAGTTGCTGTCCAACTGTCTGTTTGTGTTTCATGTTCGACTGCCTGACCTTGTTGGTTATAAGCGATAGTTGTAAATGTGTTCATAATAAAAGGGGAACTAATTTGTTTGTTACCTTAATTGTACCAAATGAAATAGGGGTTTGTCAACGAAAAACCCCCTTGAAATGTGAATTAATTATTAAGTTCGTCAATGACTTCTTGCATCTCTGTAAGATTTGCTTCGCCCCAGTCTGCCCCGTCTGGAGTAGCGAACGAACCTATCATTGCTTGCATCTCATATAAAAAATCTGTATATGTTTTGCACTCTTGGGCGATGCTATAAAAACCCTCATCGTTTCTTATCCAAAGGGCAACGTTCCAAGTTGTCCAGTCTGTCCATCCGTTGTAACTTTCTTTGATGTCTGAAAGATTGAGTTTTGATTGAATTGTTTGTGTCATTAGGGGAAATGCTTTAACTATTAATATAATAACAGAAGGGGGAAAGATATCCACCCTCTGTAACAATTGTTTACCTTGCGTATTTGCTGCAAGGGTGCGGATTGCTAGGAGTACAACCGAATGAAGCAAAAAATTCATCCATCATTCCTCTGTTAACTTCGGGGTCGTCAAAGTCAACTCCCCCTGCGTGGTCAACTCCCCACTCTGCAACTTCGATTTCAAAAGTTTCAAAGTCTTCACATAAGAAAGCAACGTCATAAAAACTCTCTTTTGCTTTTATTCTTTCGATTAGTGTTTGTGTTTTAGTCATAAGGGGTTAATAACTTTGTATACCTTTATTATACCATAAAATGAGGGAATACAACCCCCAATTTATGATATTAACATTATCTTAATATTTACCAGTTGTTAGAGAAAATATATCCGTTAGCTTCCGTGTAATCATAACTTAAATTCTCCCATGTTTCTGCCCAGTCGATTGCGATCCAATAAGGCAAGTCGCCTTGGATATAACCGCCATCGGTTACAATATCTTCCGCAAACTTTGCCCCGCTTTCATAGTGCCCCATGTATGCGTCTTCAAGGTGTTCAACGTCCATGAGATCAAATACTTCAAGGAAAGAGTCTACAGTCCATTGATCATACTGATCAACCATGCGGGTGTAGTCTTCATAGTATAGGGCGAAGTCTTTGTGTCCGTGTGTCTCAATAAACTCCTTCATTTCGTCGGAGTCGTTTCCTTCTTCTAACAGTTCATCAAAACGCTCCTTTGCTAATTCTTCGTCTGTGAATGAGGTTGTTTGTAAGTTTGTCATGATTTAAGGGGGTGAAAGTGAATAATGAAATGATGACCTTATATGCAAAGGTCATCAAAGATTAAGTATGCTTTTTTTATGATTGCTAACTGAACTCCGTCATTATGCTCAATCTCTGCGAACATTGCGGGAGTTAACTTGTTTGAGGTGCAAAACTCTTCAACTGCTGTTTCGTAGCAGGTCTCTAATATTGTTTCTTGATTTAATGTTGACATAATCTTAAGGGGTTGTTATATACTTAATTATAAAG